ACCCAATTATCACACTTTGTTTCTTTGTTCCGCCCCATTTGGAGCCCCTGTAGATCATGAAAATCCGCGACAGAATCCGCGAACTTCGCCGCGTCTCTGCGTCTGAATTGCGGCCAAACCCGAAGAATTGGCAGACGCACCCGCAGGCCCAGGCGGACGCCCTCAAGGGGGTGCTGGCCGAGATCGGGATCGCAGACGCCGTTCTGGCCCGCGAGCTCGACGACGGCTCGCTGATGCTCCTCGACGGGCATCTCCGGGTCGAGACGATGGGCGACCAAATCCTCCCGGTCCTCGTCCTCGACGTGAACGAGGCCGAGGGCGACAAGGTGCTCGCGACCCTTGACCCGCTGGCTGCGATGGCGGAATCGGACGCGGCGAAACTGGACGCCATCCTCCGCGAAGTCGATACCGGCTCGCCTGAGTTGCAGCAGATGCTCTCGGACTTGGCCGAGGAGGCTGGGCTCTACCAGGACGAAGCGAAAGAGATCGTCGAGGACGAGATCCCCGAGCCGCCGGTCGATCCAATCACGAAGCCCGGCGACCTGTGGATCCTCGGCGAGCATCGCCTGCTCTGCGGCGACTCGACAAAGGCGGAAGATGTCGAGCGGCTGATGGCTGGGGCGAAGGCGGACCTGATGCTGACCGATCCTCCGTACAACGTGGCCTACGAGGGTGGCAGCAAAAAGCGGACGGCGATTCAAAACGACAGCATGGATGCCGACTCGTTTCGCTCGTTCCTATCAAGCTGCTTTCGTTGCGCGTTTGATTCCATGCAGCCTGGGGCGGCGTTCTACATCTGGCACGCAGACACAGAGGGCTACAACTTTCGCGGGGCAGTGATCGACTGCGGTCAGCAGGTCCGCCAATGTCTTGTGTGGGCCAAAGACAACTCAATGTTCTCGCGGCAGGATTATCACTGGAAGCATGAGCCGTGTTTGTATGGCTGGAAAGAAGGCGCGGCCCATTCGTGGCATTCCGACAGGAAGCAAACCACGGTCTTGGAGTTTGCTAGGCCATCCAGAAGCGACGAACACCCCACCATGAAGCCGGTCGCCTTGTTTGCTTATCTGGCCGGCAACAGTTCGGGCAAAGGCCAACTTGTCTACGACCCGTTCCTCGGCTCCGGCACCACGCTCATCGCAGCCGAGCAACTGGGCCGCAAGTGCTACGGCATGGAGATCAGCCCGGCCTACTGCGACGTAATCGTCAAGCGGTGGGAGACGTTGACCGGCAACAAGGCAGAACTGGAAAAGCCCGCCAAGAAGTCGAAGGCGAAATAACGCATGGCGGAGGACCGCCTCCAGAAAGCCGCCGCAGCCGAGAAAAAACTGCGGGAGCAGTTGAAGGACGTTCGTGCCATTCGCCGCCGGCTGGGCGGTGATCGCGACGCCTACGAGTCCCACAAGGACCGGATGACCGAGCGGTCGGCTCGGATGTCGGAGGCCGGCCGTGACATCGGCGAGATCCCGCAGGTTGCCGATCAGCCTCGGCGCGATGCCTGCCGCCTCAACTTCCGGCTCTTCTGTGAGACGTATGGCAAAGAGGCTTTCGTCCTGGCGTGGTCGCCAGACCACCTGTCCGCCATTGCCAAGATCGAGGCAGCCGTGCTCAGGGGCGAGTTGTTTGCGTTTGCCATGCCTCGCGGTAGCGGCAAGTCGACCATGTGCGAATGGGCCTGCCTGTGGGCGATCCTATACGGCCATTCGTCGTTTGTGATGCTGATCGGGGCGGACGCTGCCATCGCTCAATCCCAACTCGACAGCATCAAGGCCCAGGTGGAAACGAACGAGCTTCTTGCGGCTGATTTCCCCGAGGCGATCTATCCCATCCAGCGGCTCGACCGTATCGCCCAGCGGGCGCACGGGCAGACCTACAAGGGCAAGCCCACGTCGATTGAGTGGACTTCTGATACCGTGACGATGCCGTGGATTCCCGGCTCTCCCTGTGCCGGGGCGGCGATCCGGGTGGCTGGCATCACTGGGCGAATCCGAGGCATCAAGCACACGCGACCAGACGGCAAGTCGGTGCGTCCCTCTCTGGTGCTAATCGACGATTGTCAGACCGATGAATCGGCCTCGTCGCCTGCCCAGGTGCATACGCGGGAAAAGATCCTCTCCGGTGCGATCCTTGGTCTCGCCGGGCCGGGCGCGAAAATCTCGGGGCTCGCCACGATCACGGTGATCCGCCCCGACGACCTGGCCGACCGGCTACTCGATCGGGCGAAGCACCCAGCGTGGCAAGGCGAGCGCACGCGGCTCGTCTACGAATGGCCGACGGCCGAGGATCTGTGGAGCCAATACGCCGAGCTCCGGCGCGAGGGGCAACGGAACGGAACCGGCACGGTCGCGGCTGACGATTTCTACAAAGCCAATCAGCCAGCCATGGACGCAGGGGCTCGCGTGGCGTGGCCTGAGCGGCGCAACGAGGACGAGCTCTCCGCGATCCAGCACGCTTGGAATCTGCGGATCGACCGGGGCGAGTCGGCGTTTCTCGCCGAGTACCAGAATCAGCCAATCGCCGACGACATCGCGAGCGACAAACTCGACAAGCGGAGCCTCGCCCTACGGGCCACGACCTTGGAGCGTGGGAAAATCCCACTTGACCACCAGACGCTCACGGCGTTTGTGGACGTGCAGGAAAAGCTCCTGTTCTGGCTGGTGGCTTCGTGGAACACGTCGTTTGGTGGTCACGTCGTGGCCTACGGCACATTCCCTGACCAGGCGTCGTCATTCTTTGAGGCGAAGCACGCGAAGCGGACGCTGGCCCAGGCTGCGAAGGGTGCCGGGTTTGAGGCGTCGCTCCACGCTGGGCTGGAGCAGGTGTCGCAATTGCTCCTCGGCCGGGATTGGACGCGCGAGGACGGCGTTGCCATGCGGATCTCGCAACTCCTCATCGACGCGAACTGGGGGCAGTCAACGTCTACGGTGCGGACATTCTGCCGCCGGTCGGCTTTCGCAGGCGTGATCCTGCCGAGCCACGGCAAGGGCATCGGTGCATCAAGTCAGCCGATCGGCGAGAAGAAGGGGCGAGGCGACCGGATCGGCCTCAACTGGAAGATCGGCCAGATCAGCGAGGGCCAGCGGTCGGTGCTGTACGACACGAATTTCTACAAGACGTTCGTTGCCGCCAGGCTCCGCCTAGCGATGGGCGACCCCGAGGCGATCGCCTTCCACGCCGGTGAGCACGACCTCCTCTTCGAGCATCTCACCAGCGAATACCCGGTCCGCACCGAGGCCCGCGGCCGAGTCGTGGACGAATGGAAGATGGCGGGCCGCGACAACCACTGGCTCGACTGCCTCGTCGGCTCGGCCGTCGCCGCGAGCATCGCCGGCGTCCACCCGATCGCCACCGAGGCCGGGGGCCGCCAGAGGCGCAAGGTCTCCATCCCCGCCGGCCCCAACGGAAAACGTGTTATCACGGTGACTAGGCTCAAGACATGAACCAACTCACGATCACGACCGTCGACGGACTGGACCCGCCAGACCTTGTGGCAATTGCGCGCCGCCTCTGCCGGCAGGGGTCCGATTTCCAGCGGGAGGTGATTGGCGTCATGAACGGCGAGGCGTCGAGCTCGACGCCCATCGCCCTTTGGCACCGCGACGGCTGCCTCGTGGGATGGGCCGCCACGCACCTTTGGAACGGGATGAATACGCTCGAAATGTTCACCGACGAGCGGCACCGCGACGCCGGCATAGCCTCTGCGCTATCGGCGGCGCTGGTGGCGGCAGGCGTCTTGAACCGCGGCCAGGTGCTCGCCGTGTTCTCGGAGTCGACCGAAATGATCGCGCGGCGTTTGACGTTCTCCGAGGTGCATCGCTACCGGCGCGAAGGTAGCGAATGGGTGGCCGCATAGGCGGCGACACCCCCTACGGTCTCAAGGGCCTTTTGCCCTAACGTCGCCCGTAATGAGCGACGAAGTCTCCAACAAGCTCGCCGAATCGGCCGTCGGCCCGAAGAGGGTGCGCACTGACGCCGGCGAGGTTGAGGCTCACGACCTCGTCGACATCATCGAGGCCGACAAGTACCTCGCCGCCAAAGCGGCGGCGGCAAGCACCAACAAGCACCGCGGCCTCCGGTTCAATCGCATCATCCCGCCGGGAACGATCTAGGTGGCGTTTCTCGACCTATTCCGAGGCCGGCAGACGCCCCGCCCCGCAGCGGTTCCGGTGGTGCGCGCGAAGTACGACGCGGCCGAGCGCGGCGACGACTACCGGCACTGGGCCAACGCCGATGCATTTGCGGCCGACGCGGCGCTCTCGCCGTCGGTGCGCCGCACGCTCCGCAACCGGGCACGCTACGAGCGTGCCAACAACTCGTACCTCGCCGGCATCTCGGCAACGCTCGCGAACGATCTGATCGGCACCGGGCCGCGGCTGCAACTCGACATCGGCGACGACAACGCCGCCCGCCTGGTGGAGCGGTTGTTCTTCGACTGGGGCTGGCTCGTCGACCTCCCTGCCAAGTTACGAACCATGCGCGAGTCGCTGGTTGTCGACGGCGAGGCGTTCGCGCTCATGATCAACAACCCTCGCCTCGCTGGCGTGCAACTCGACCTCCGGCTCATCGAGGCCGAGATGGTCGCCACGCCGACCGAGCTCATGCGGCAGACGATCACGCCGGAGGGCAACACGGTTGACGGGTTGGAGTTTGACGAGGTGGGCAATGTCATCGCTTACCAAGTGCTGAATTTTCACCCCGGCAGCAACTTCCGCGTCAACAACCTCGAATTCCAGAGGGTGCCGGCGGGCCAGATGATCCACTGGTTCAAGCCATCGCGGGCGGGCCAACATCGCGGCGTTCCTGAGGTGGCCCCGGCGCTCAAGCTCTTCGGCCAGTTGCGCCGCTACACCGAGGCGGTGATTGCCGCGGCCGAGACGGCGGCCGACCTCGCGGCGTTCATCCACTCCAACTCGCCGGCCGCCGAGGTCGATGAGGTAGACGCCTTTGCGGCGCTGGAGATTTCCAAGCGCACGCTTACGACGCTTCCCGAGGGCTGGGACATCTCGCAACTTAAGGCGGAGCAACCGACGACGCAATATCCGGCGTTCGTGCGGGCGATCCTCAACGAAATCGCTCGCTGCCTGCAACTGCCATACAACGTCGCCGCCCTCGACTCGTCGTCTTACAACTACGCCTCCGGCCGCATGGATCACCAGGTCCACGCGATGAATCAGCGGGTCGAGCGCGATCAACTAGAGCGAACGATGCTCGACCGCGTGCTTGCCGCGTGGGTCAACGAGGCGTCCCTCGCCGGCATCCTGCCCGACGGTCTGCCGCCCTTCTCCGAGTGGAATTGGGGATGGGTGTGGGACGGCAAGGATCATGTCGATCCCGGCAAAGAGGCCACAGCCGCAGAGACCCGCCTCCGCACGCTCACCACGACGCTCGCGAGCGAGTACGCACGCCAAGGCAAAAGGTGGGACGTGGAATTGAGGCAGATCGCCGCCGAGCGTGCCCTCATGAATGAGCTCGGTCTCCAGATGGCCGAGGCCGCGCCGCAACCGCAACCCATGCAGCCAGACGAGGTCGACGCATGAACGACGACTTCGAGGGCTTCGACGACATCTCCGACCTCGTGGAGTGGCTATGAGCGACAACATCAAACTCGCATCAAACGTGACGTTTCTCCAGGCCGCCGAGGGCGAAGCCGCCGCCGGCCCGAAGAAATTCCGCATCGTCGCCTACACAGGCGCACCGATCCGACAGGCGTGGAGCCGCGAGCCGGTCGTGATCGACCTCGCCGGCATGACGCTCCCGGCCACCGTGCCGATCGTGATGGGCCACGACTACTCGCTCGGCTCGATCCTTGGGCAAGGGCGCCCGAGCGTTCAGGGCAATGAGCTCATCGTCGAGGGCGAGATCCTCGCCGACAGCGACACCGCGCGCCAGGTGCTCGCCCTCGCCGCCGCCGGCTACGAGTGGCAGGCGAGCGTAGGGGCCGACGTTGGTCGGCACCTCCGGTTTTCGGAAGACCAATCCACCACCGCAAACGGACAGGCTCACGTTGGGCCTGTCCGCGTCGTTCGGGCCTCCACGCTGCGGGAGACCTCTTTTGTGACCCTCGGGGCCGACCGCAGCACGGCCATTTCTATCGCGGCCGCAGAGGCCGAGGAGAACACCATGGCGGACAACGCCAACCAGTCGCCCACCGAGGAGCCCGTCGTGGCTGCCGCGGTGGAAGCCCCGGCGAGCGTCGCCGTGGAAGCCCCGAAGGTCGAGGCCAGCGTGAGCGACGAGCTCAAGGCCCAGATCGAAACTCTCACCAAGAAGGTCGAAGACATGCAGAAGCTTAACGCCACGCGCGACGAGCGGCCCGCCGCCCCGGCGGTCCACGTCGCCACCCCCGCCCCGCTCACCTCTGAGGTGGTCGAGGCTTCGTTCGCCCTCCAGGGAGGACTGCCCGGTGCCGAGAAGCACTACGACGAGAAGACGCTCGAAGCGGCCCACAAGGCCCGCCGCGAGCTCTCGCTCGGCGAGGTGATCGTCCAGGCGGCCGTAAGCAACGGCTACGACGGCCCCCGTCGCCTGAACGCTTCGACGCTGCGTCCGATCCTCGCTGCCGCGTGGGCAACCCACTCGATCAGCGGCATTCTCAGCAACACCGCCAACAAGTTCCTCCTCGCCGGGTTCGACTCCGTCGAGTCGGCGTGGCGGCAGATTTCGACGGTCCGCTCGGTCAACGACTTCAAGACGCTGACGAGCTATCGGCTCAACGGCGGCTTCAAGTTCGACAAGGTCGCCAACGGTGGCGAGCTCAAGAACGCTGCGGCCTCGGAAGAGAGCCGGACGATCTCGGCTGACACCTACGGCATCATGACCTCGGTCACCCGTACGGACCTCATCAACGACGACCTGTCGGCGTTGACGGCGGTTCCGCAGCGGATCGGCCGCGGTGGTGCCCTCAAGCTGAACGATGTGTTCTGGGCGGAGTTCGTCGACGATGCGTCGTTCTTCACGACGGCCCGCGGCAACCTGTCGGCCGGCTCGCTGGCCCTCAACCTCGCGAACCTCAAGGCGCTCGCCACGAAGTTCCGCAAGCTCAAGGATCCAGACGGCAACCCCGTCGCGGTCGAGCCGCGGATTCTGCTTGTGCCGGTCGACCTGGAGCTCGCCTCCGCCGAGATCATGGGCTCGACCCTGATCCAGAGCGGCGCAACGAGCGGCCAGCCCGATCGCAACGTCCTCGCCGGTCGCTACCAGGTGGTCGCCTCGACCTACCTGACCAACACGACCGACTACTACCTGCTCGCCTCGCCGGCCGACCTGCCGGTGATGGAGGTCGCCTTCCTGAACGGCGTCCAGAGCCCGATCGTGGAGACGGCCGAGGCCGACTTCAACACGCTCGGCGTACAGATGCGTGGCTACTTCGACTTTGGCGTCGCCAAGGCCGAATACCTCGCCGGCATGAAGTGCGACTCGGCGACGTGATCTAACCCCGGCGGGCTGGTAATCGGCCCAGCCCGCCGGGACTCTCAACCCACAAACACAGAAAGCAGGTGATCTGATGGCTTCTTACGTTCAGGACGGTGACCTCCTCGACTACACGCCGGCTTCGGCCGTCGCGGCTGGCGAGGTGGTCGTGATCGGTTCGCTCGTCGGTGTGGCTCCGCGCCCCATCGCCGCGAACGTGGTCGGCTCGCTCGCGATCGACGGCGTCTGGTCGATGCCGTGTGCCTCGGGTGCAACCGGTGCCCAGGGCTCGGCGATCAACTGGTACGCGGTCTCCGGCGTGGCGCATGCCTCGACCGGCGTCGCGGCCGGCAAGCTCGCCAAGGCTCGGCTCGCGGACGACACGTCGGTCCATGTGATCCTCAACAAGTAGTCAGTCCACACCGCAACCCCCGGCCGGTGCGCCGCCTTTTTGCAGGCGCGCCGCCGGGGCGTTGTGGACTATGGAGGATGAATGGCCGACCTGTTGGCGCAAGGTGCAGCGTGGCTGACGGGGCAGTTAAAGACTGCCGCCGGCTCCGCGATTACCTACACCCGCGGCAACGAGTCGGCCGAGATCGTCGCGACGATTGGCCGGTCGAATTTTGAGGCGGCCAACCAGAGCGGCGTGATCGAGCAGTGGGAGTCCCGCGATTACCTGATCTCCACGGCGGACCTGCCATTCGGGCTGCCCGAGCGTGGCGATGAGATTGTCGAGGGACAAAACGGCGACCTCGTGACGTACGAGGTGACGAGCCCCCGTGGCGTGCCCGAGTGGCACTACGGCGATGCGTTCCGGTCGATCATTCGCGTCCACACGATCGCCACCGACCAGGGCGTGATCTACCTCACGACAGAGAACAACGAACAACTCACAACCGAGGCCGGCGAGTTGCTGGTGATCTAAATGGCTACAAAGAAAATCAGCCAACTCGCGCTCGCGACAGGCGTCACGGGCGCCGACCTCGTGCCGATCGTCCAGGGTGGCGTGACGAAACGCGCCCTCGTGTCGAGCCTCGGCGGGATCGGTGCCACGGGACCAACGGGCGCCGCTGGTGTGGCCGGCGTTGGCAGCACCGGACCGACTGGCGCAGCCGGCCAGAGCATCACGGGACCGACAGGCCCGGCGGGCGCTGGCGAGGTCTACCAATCGGACATCGCCCCAGCGGTGGCCGGCGTCGGCGCAGCGTGGCTCGACACTGGCACAGGAAAGTATTTCACCCGTTACGCCGGCCTGTGGATTGAGGTCGGCGGCAAGCATTACCCTTGAGGCTGTAGATGCCGTTTTTCAGTCTCCCGACGGGTGGCTCTCCTGTGCTCGCCGGCAGCGGTGCGCCGACAGGTGCGCTCGGCAACATCGGCGACCTCTACATCGACACCGCGAACAAACTGCTCTTCGGCCCCAAGGCCGTGGGCGGGTGGCCGAGCGGGCCGATTGACTTGAGCAACGGACCGACGGGCAGCACGGGGCCATCTGGTCCGACTGGCGCTGCGGCTACCGGCCCGACAGGCGCAACATCGACTGTCACAGGCCCAACTGGGCCGCAGGTGACAGGGCCGACCGGCGCCACCGGGGCGGCATCTGTCGTGACGGGACCAACTGGGCCGCAGGTGACAGGGCCGACCGGCGCCACCGGGGCGGCATCTGTCGTGACGGGACCAACTGGGGCGTCTGTTACTGGTCCGACTGGGGCCGCCTCAACGATCACTGGCCCTACAGGGCAATTTCCATTTGCGGCCACCGGCCCGACGGCTCCGTCGATCACGCTCGCCGGCTCGGTGTGGCTCGACGACAGTAATGGAAAATATTTTGTCCGGTACGACGGAAACTGGGTTGAAATTGGCGTTCAAGGCGAGCGCGGTCCGACCGGGCCAAGCGGAGGGCCGACAGGGCCGACAGGCGTCGGCCAGACAGGGCCGTCTGGGAGCGCCGGCAGCTTCGGGGCGTCGCAAGACATAAACAGGCAGGTAACAGGATATACGCTTGCCTTGTCCGATGCAGGGAAACTGGTCGTCATGAACACGACCGGCACAGTTAATGTTGTCATTCCGAATTCATCAAGCGTAGCTTTTGCGACTGGTGTCCATGTGGACCTATTGAGGCTGAATACTGGGACCGTGTTAGTGACGGGCGCTACGGGAGTCACTGTGAACGGAACTCCAGGCTTAAAATTGCGAGCACGGTATTCCGCCGGGACTGCAATTTTGTACGAAGCCAATACATGGGTCGTGGTCGGGGATTTGTCTTCATGAGAGCGAAACTTGGAATGTTTTCGTCTCGGAACCTTAGCCCAGGCGATTTGCCGAGCCTGACGGCTTGGTGGGATGCGAGCGACGCATCAACGATGTACGACGCCACTTCGGGCGGTTCGTTGGTTGCTGCCGATGGTGCGGTTGCTCGTTTTGAGGACAAAAGCGGAGCCGGCAGGCATTTCACGCAGAGCACATCAGGAAACAGACCTATCAGAAAATCGGCCGCTCAAAACGGCCTTGATGTTCTGCGGTTTGACGGAACAAATCACAGAATGCTTTCGACGACAACAATCGGAAGCATTGTTGGCGTTACGCAATCCTTGGTTTTCGTTGTTG